GAAAAAGAAAAAGCAGAGCTACAAGCACAGACACAAATGGCTAAAGTTGAAATGGAAAGAAAGGCATTAGAAGTTAAAGCACAAAGAGAATTGTTAGAAATGCAACAAAAAGAAATTCAGTTTGAAAAAGAAATGGCATTAAAAGAAATGGAGTTAGCACAAAAAGCAAACAATGATTCAGAAAAAAATGACATGAATAAAACAAAAGAGATAATAAATTCTTTAGAGAAAATACAAAATTTAGCATCACCTAAACTATGACCAAATCAGAAGCATTTAGAAACCTTCTACAAAGTCAAGAACTACATGATGAAGTAGAGATGATGAGAAAAGAATTAATGGATTTAATTATTAATACTGATGATGATGAGCCAAGCGTAAGAGAAGCAGCTTATATCAGAATTAAAGTTATTAACGAACTCATGGCTCGTTTTGAATCTATCGCAAAAGATGATGAGATCAAAGACAAGGCATGGAAAATAATATAGACATTTAGTCTGTATGGGAAAGCCACACCAAGATGGCATAAGGAAATAAAATGAGTGATGACACCATGACTTCCGATACAACGGAAAGTGGAAATCTAACAGTAACAGATGCAGCTTCAGCTATTGAAGGTATGTTATCTGCACCAGAGGACTCCACACAGGAACAACCAGAAGTTGTAGAAGAACAAACCGAAGAAGTAGAAGAAGTAGAGGAAACTGAAGAAGAAACTGAACCAGAGGTGGAAGTAGAAGCCGAAGAAGAAGTTGAAGCTGAAGAAGAATCCGAAGTTGAAGAACCTGAAGAAGTTGAGGAAGAACAAACTTTCACCATTAAAGCAGCAGGTGAAGAAAAAGAAGTTACCCTTGATGAGCTAAAGAAATCTTATCAACTCGGCTCTGATTATACTAAAAAGACTCAAGAAGTAGCTGAACAGCGTAAAGTCATTGAGCAGGAAGCTAAAGCTATTATTGAAGCTAGAAAAGTTAGAGATGACTATTCACAAAAATTACAGGCAGTTGAACAATTTTTATTGAGTAACAATGATACTCCAGAAGATCTGTCTGCAATGAAAGAGAACGACCCGATAGGATATTCAGTTAAGGTCGCAGAAATGACCGAAAAGAAAGAACAGTTACAAGCAGTTCAAGCTGAACAACAACGACTTGCACAACAGCAACAATCGGATAGAGCAGCTCAATTAGAACAGTTTGTACAAGAAGAAGCACAAAAATTAACAGTATCCTTACCAGAGTTTTCAGACAAAGCTAAAGGCGAACAAGTCCGTAATGACATTCGTAGCTATGGCAAAAAGGTTGGATTCACAGACGAAGAATTATCTCAAGTCTATGACTCTCGCCATGTATTGGTATTACATAAAGCAGCACAGTACGACAAATTAATGGCAGGTAAAGCTGGTGTTAAGAAAAAAGTCGCTAAAGCACCAAAGACTGTAAAGTCTGGAGCTAAAGTAAAGCAGAATGTAACCGACATACAGAAAAAACAAATGAAACGGCTACAGCAAACTGGTGATGCCAGAGATGCCGCAGCTATTTTTGAAAACTTTATTTAAGGAAAAACAATGGCAGAATTTAGAACGTATACAGCGATTGGTCAAAGAGAAGATTTAAGCAACACTATCTTCAACATTGCACCAACAGAAACACCAGTAGTTTCATCTATTGGTAAAACAAAAGCAACAGCAACATATCATGAATGGCAAACTGATGACCTAGCAGCAGCTAGTGCAGGGGGCTTAATTGAAGGTGCTGATGCTTCAGGTGCTTCTGATACTCCTACAGTTCGTGTAGGTAACAGAACACAAATTCAAGGTAAAACAGTTCATGTATCAGGTACTCTTGATGCAGTTGATAAAGCTGGTCGTAAAACAGAAACAGCTTACCAACTAGCTAAAGCAGGACAAGAACTAAAACGAGACATGGAAAAAACTATTCTTGGTAATGTAGCTGCAAGTAATGGTACTGCTGGTTCAGCAGCTAGACTACTTGGCTCTATCCAAACATGGCTTGGTACTAACTTTGTAACAATGACAGATGGTGTTGCACCAGTTGGTGCTAATGGTACAGCAGCTCGTACAGAAGGTGCTACTGCTTCTGCATTTACAGAAGCTAAACTAAAAGAAGTTGTTAAATCATGTTTTGAAAATGGTGGTAACCCAACTCTATTAGTTGTACCACCAACACAAAAACAAGTAGTATCTACTTTTACTGGTATTGCAGAACAGCGTTATCAAGCTCCTGCTGCTAAAGCAACTACTATTATTGGTGCTGCTGATGTTTACTTATCAGACTTCGGTACTTTATCTGTTGTACCTGACAGATTTATGACTGCTGATACAACTCCAGATGCAGAACAAGCATTAGTGCTTGATCCAACTATGGCATCTGTTGCTACACTACGACCATTTGAGTCAAATCTATTGGCTAAAACTGGTGATAGTGAAAAACATCAAATGCTTGTTGAGTACACTCTACAAGTATCTAACGAGAAAGCACATGGTATCGTTGCTGACTTGGCAGTTTAATTTAGGTTAAACATTGATATTGCCCTCTCACGAGGGCAGTATTACTATTGAGAATAATATGAGAAAATTTAAATCACATAATACAGATGATGGAAAGATTGTAGAGACCAATCAAGATGTAACTGACATCATTGAAAAGAACAAACAAGAATACAATAACAGCTCAACAAAATGGGGTGAGGATGTCTTTGATAACAAGATAGCTTCTATACCTTTGACTGTTGTTGATGATTTAAACAAGCAAGGAATAATGAGAGGGTTTCATGTGTTAGACCAAAAGAAATTCTTTGCATGGTTAAACGACCCAGACAATAGATTTTTTAGAACAAAACAGGGCAGAATCTAAATGGCATTTTTTACAGATTACACAACGCTACAAGCGACTATAGCTGATTATTTAGCTCGTTCTGATTTAACAACCCAGATACCAGAGTTTATTAGATTAGCAGAAGATAGATTGTTAAGAGACTTACGCATAAGACAAATGCTTAAAGTTGCTACTGCATCTACTACAGCAGGTGATGCTACTGTATCTTTGCCTTCTGATTTTGTTGCTATGAAAGATTTACACTTACAAGGTAACCCACCACAAACAATTAAGTTTCTATCAACAAGTAACTTTTTTAGAAATGCTCATTCATCTACATCTGGATTACCTAATCGCTATACATTACTTGGTGCAGAGTTTCAATTTGCTCCAATTCCTGATAGTGCTTACACGCTACAAATGGTTTACTTTTATAAACCAGAATATTTAAGCGACACTAATTCATCTAACCTTTGGTTAGCAGATACACCTGATTTATTACTTTACGCTGCACTAGGTGAAGCAGAGCCATATTTGATGAATGATGAAAGACTTAACACATGGGCAAGTATGTATGACAGAGGAGTAAACGCTCTACGCAAGAGTGATGACGAATCAGAATACCCTGCTCAACCACTTACTATTACTAACTCAACGAGGTAAATTATTATGGCTGAAATGTCGGATTATTTAGAAGTCGCACTTCTAAACGCAACACTTAACGGAACTGCTTTTACAGCAGTAAACAACCCTTATATTTCATTACACACAGCAGACCCAACAGATGCTGGAACTGGTGCAGAAGTTTCTGGTGGTTCTTATGCTAGAACTGCTGCTTCTTTTGCTACTGCTTCTGGAACATCAGGTTTAGTTGCTACAGATGCAGATGTAACTTTTCCAACTGCAACTGCTTCATGGGGAACTGTAGGGTGGATAGCATTATGGGATTCTGCTAGTGGTGGTAATATGTTATACCACACAGCATTAGATGCTTCTAAAACTATTGATTCAGGTGATATATTTAAAATCACTTCAGGCAACTTAACTGTAGAATTAGCGTAAGGATAAAATATGGCTCTTATTGTAAAAGATAGGGTAAAAGAAACCACTACGACAGTAGGTACAGGCTCGATTCTATTGGATGGAGCAAGTGCAGGTTTTCAATCTTTTGATGCTATAGGTGATGGTAATACAACTTACTATGCTATTACAAGTGGTAACGACTATGAGGTAGGTCTAGGCACTTATACAGCTTCAATCTTAACTTTGTCTAGGGACACTGTACTAGAATCTAGTAATAGTGGTAACCTTATTTTTTTAAGTAGCACAAGTGATGTATTCTGTACTTATCCTGCTGAAAAAGCTGTAGTTCAAGATAGTGATAATACAGGCATAGCACCACAGTTAGGTGCAACTAATGGTATGTTTATAAATAATTCAATTATAGGAACTAACTACACAGTACCTACAGGTTATAATGCAATGTCAGTATCACCTGTAACTGTCGCTAGTGGAGTATCAGTAACAGTTCCTGCTTCTAGCAGATGGGTGGTTATATAATGTCAAGTACAATAAATGCAGATACAACTAATGGTGTTGTAGTTACATCAGATACAAGTGGTGAAATAGAACTACAATCTAATGGTGTAACCAAAGCTAAAGTAACAGCAAATGGTTTACAAGATGCTAATGGTAACTCTCTGCGTGGTGGTATGTATCGTAACCTCATAATAAATGGTGATATGCAAGTAGCACAGAGGGCAACGAGTAAAACTGGGATTACAAACTCTAGTGGCGTATCTTATCAAACTGTTGATAGATTTACGCTTGGTGGTTCTGCACAAGCATTTGGAACTTGGACTCAATCACAAGACACAGATGTTCCTAGTGGTCAAGGTTTTGCTAAAAGTTTTAAAATGGATTGCACAACATCATCTACTGATGATGGACAAATATTGCTACAGCACAGAATAGAAGGTCAGATGTTACAGTATCTAAAAA